CAAACTCCAATGCCCTCTCAAGCATCATTGAGGCTACACGACCTATTGGGTCATTATCTCTAAACCTACGACTAACATCAGGTCTAGGCAGTCTTGCAAAGATAGCTGGCTGAATAGTCTGAACATTACTCCAGAGGATGTTAAATCGTGCATTAGGGTTTCTGTCGTAACGGGAATCATCTTTGTACTTTTTAACTATGCGGTCAACTCTGGCTTCCCAACGCTTGTAGCTGCGTTCATAGCCCATGATGGTTTTATACCAATCTTCATAGGTGTGATTGACTGTTGCTTTATCGTTTGCCATGTTATTGCCTTAATGTTTGAATATTTGGCGAAATGTTTGCTTATTTTACCTTTTTTATATTCTATTGTTTGCTTTTACTTTAGTCTCTTTCCATAAGTCATTAAGACTGACTTCAGTTTGACCAACAAATACCCCTCGTATAGGCGCTTCGGGGTCAACAATCTTTGCCTCATCTTTCCAAACAATCGCTAAATACCTAAAAGCATCAGCACCATGAGAAGTCCAATCATGGCGAGGCTTATCCCTGAATACCTTTTTATCTTCATCGTATTCCCGTTGATATTGGCGGAGGCACTCAATGCCATCCGTGCATTTATGGTCAAACCATGCCCGAGTAAGCGCCAAACGACTAGCCTGGATGCCATCTTGTAATTTTAAATTAGGGGTTATCTTAATTGTTTTTAGGGGTATTTTATCGCCTAATTGTTCAATAACGCTACGATTAGATGAGAGTGTCTTAGCCCTAGCATCATGGGGTAACCAATGAGTCCCGTAGGTATAACCCCTCTCTGCCTCTCTAGACTGAATAATCCCCGCATAGAAAGCAACGGGCTGACCATTACTAGAGTGATAGTCTAATAGTCTAATCTCGCCATGCACTACCTGATACCACCATATAGCCGTATCGTCTGAGTAACCCAAGTCCCATGCTGTATGAACAGGGAATAGAGGGTCATACTCGACCTCGGTAATACGCCCCTGGTCAGTAAGCTGACGCATCTCTTTACCATAGTAAGCCCCTAGGATTGCAGACTCAAAGTCGCATTCAAACTCTTGAAGGTATTGGTCTTGAGTCATTGTCTTGGCTGCGTCCTCCAACTCCCCCTTATCTAAGATATTGGTCTGACTAGCCCGCAATACTTTGACATACCAATCAGGACTAGATGCTGCCGTCTGGTACATCTCCCAGAAAGCATTATGACCTTTAGGAGTGCCGATAAAGGTAGCTGAACCCTTCCTATCAGTAAGTAAAGGGCGCACGACTGCACCCCATATAGAGGGCTTCATATCGGCATATTCGTCCAGCACTACAGAATCTAGGAATATCCCCCGCAAACCATCAGGAGAATCAGCGCCATATAGTCTTATCCTTGCCCCGTTGATTAACTCTACCCATAGTTCCGACTGATTAGCCCGCCTTAATACAGGTTGAGAGAATCGGACTAAGTAATCCCAGGCAATGTTTTTAGCTTGACTGTAATAAGGGGCTATATAAGCATACCGACCATCGGGCTTGTCATCCATCAAGGCTTTATAAATTAAGTCATTAATACATAGCACAGTCTTACCGCACCGCCTATGGGCCACAATGACACTCCAGCGTTCTTGTCTATCGTGGAAGTCCTCGAATACTTTGCGAGGGCAATAGTCCATCTCAACCTCTAATACTCCCTCACTCATTCGGGACGCTTCCAAGATATAACCATTCTCTGTGGTGCTGCCTCATCTCCAACGACTTCCTGTCTAGCAAGTTTGGGTAAGTGATATTCCATTACAGCTTGCAGCATGAGGAATGCTTTTTCAGGGTTTGGCTGCACTAACCAAATGACATTACCGTCCTTGTCATATTTAATACATCCCTCTTTATCTGTCTTTGGTACGCCTTGGGCTACATCTTCTAACCATGTCTGCATGCGAGGGCTATTCTTGTCTACAAACTTAGCAATGGCCTCTCTAGCTATATTGGTCACTTTATTAGGCGTGCCAGGCGGTCTGCCTTTACCTGCATTAGTTAAACCTGGAGGGATTTTCTTGGTTTGAACTGTTGAACCATCTTCATTAACAGTCAAAGCATCATAGCTTTTAGTTATAGATTTGGAGTTTTCCATAGTCTTTCTGTATAAAACAGTAATGAATAAATCTAAGTGATTGAATTTATTAGGTGCAATATATCATAAATCCATAGAAGTGCTGTAAAAACAACACAATCAATAATAATTAGTTATATAAGGGTTTGTCCTAATACAATATATGTAGTGCATCGCTACAATTCATTCATGCAGTACATTTCAACGCAGTATTTAAAGGGGAAACAAATGGAAATCATCTTTGGCGTTTATGAGTTTAGCAGCTGCGAGTATGTTGGAACACTAGCAGAATGCTTAGCTTATGTTGAGTCTAATCAGTTTAAAGACTCTTTTTTTGAAGTAAAAGAACTTTAAGGGGATTTAAATGGAATATAAAGGTTACACAATCATTCAGAAGCCAGAAGGATTTGCCATTGTTGATACTAAATTCAATCAAGAAATTAAATGCAAAAGTGTTCAGGCTTGTAAGGTTCGCATATCAAAATTGATTGAAACACGCATTAAATTCAACATTTAAGGGGATATAAATGTTATCTAAAATCAACCAATTTGCTAAATACAATGCTTGTGACGATGGATTTGGCAATATCGTAATGGTATCAGCAGCAGCTTGGGAATCATCTTATTACTTTGCAGTATCAATCTAAGGGGAATCACAATGGAAATAACATCAAACCTATGTAGTAACGCAACACGCAAGATTGGTCTATTAATCACTAAGGCTTCAGAGTTAGACATGGACTTGGCTTGTTATGGTGTAGCAGATGAAAACACTTCTAGCGGTAATGTCTATTTATGGTTAGAAGATTACCCATTCACACTCTATATTGGTTTAGGGTCTGACTCTATCTATGCTGTATGGACTAATTCTGATAATGGTGATGAAGTAGATATGCAAGTCACTTCTACTACTAGATTAGATGACCTTCTTCAATGGTGTGATGGTTTAGGGGTTTCGGGGGTTTCAGTATGAAAAATTGGCACATAGCGGGGGTGTTGGTCATTCTTTTCTTTGCGGGGCAGGTTGTTTGGTATCTCACATCTAAGGGAATTATCTAATCTAAGCAGTTTTAAGGGCTATTTCAGCCCATTTTATTAAGGGGAAATACTATGCAACACAATATAAAACTAGCTATCTATGATGCAGATGCTGGCAGGGAAATCCACTCAATTAAGCCTATGGATAATTGGCTTAAAAAACTAGACGCTATCCACCAGCTTATGCAATACGCTAAAGACAACAGCATCCAGGGATGGATTAATGAATATGACCTTAATTGGTCTAATACCCAATGCGCCAATAAACACGAACTATAAGGGGAATAATTATGCGATACGAAATTCAAGCAAGCACTTTTAACTGCGTTGATGGTGGCGATTGGGTGCAGGTTACAAGCGGCAAAACCATAGAACAGGCTATTTTAAAATTTAGACTGTATTTAAAGGAAGTCCCAGCCCATTACAGGCCGTTCAATATTCATTCAACAATTAAGGTGTACAACCGAACAGAACAGCGTTTTGTTGCAGATTATTACATTTAAGGGGGATTTATGAATTTGCACGAAATCAAACAAGCAGTAGAGGCGGGTTTGCCCGTTCATTGGGCTAATGATGGCTATTCAGTTATTAAGGGGAAGGCGGGTTATTTTGTCAGATTTGACAGTAATGACTATTTGACCCCATTAACTAGAAATGGCGTATTGATTGACAAAGAATCAGACTTTTACATTAAAGGGGAATAAACCATGACAACCAAAAAAATACCTAAGCTGACCAAAGTAGAGGAATTACAGAGGCGGGTTTCCATCCTAGAATCCGCCCTTTATCAAGCCTTTACCGATTATGAGGAAATGCAGACCATGATAATTATGTTAAGGGAATGCACCAAAGGGGAAACCTTTAGTAAGTATTGGGTGCATGATTACTGTCAAGCAATGATGACTAACTCTATAGCGAATCAACATCAAATGATGGATAACGCAGGGCTAGACGATTATTAACTAATATAGGGGGTTCGCCCCCTTCTTTTTTGCGGGGAATTTTAATATGGTCTATGACCTTAGGGGATGGCGCTTGTCCCTAGGACTTACACAAGAGGGCGCAGCCAATTTATTAGGCGTCCATAGGGTTACATACACACGATGGGAAACAGGGGCGCAGAACCCCCCTAAACTCATTGGGATGGCGTGCCTACAATTTAAGCAGATAATGGGTAAATAGGGTATTACATTTTCCAGAGGGTATTGGAATTCTCATACCCATTTGGAATTTTGACTATCGTATTTTCCGTAGGGTATTGGAATTTTGATAGTCATTTGGAATTTAGCCAACGATGTCGGGGTCGTGGTACTTGTTCATAGCCTTAGATAAAGCCTCTTTACGCTTCATTCTTTCATTGGCCTTCTTATTTAGAATACCGCTATCTTCTAACTCTAATGGAGGGTTATGGTCTTGACGCTTCTTTTGTTGTTTTTCCAGCGTTGATTCTTTGTGCGGACGCAGCATAGCATTTTCTGGCGGGTAGCTTCTTGTCATGTGTTTCATTACATATCCTTCATCTTATGGCGAATCATGTCTTTTCTGCTTGGTTTAGCAGTTTTGGCTGATTCTTTAAAGTCTTTGGATGTTGGCGCACCTTTACTGCCAGGCTTACGCATTTTCTCGCCCGAACCCGCAGCTATCCTAGCCTGTTTTTTATGGATATTGGCATAAAGTCCTGGCTTCATTTCATGTACTTTTCGTAAGCAGCTTCTAATTTAGCTTTAACTTTGCCTTTAGCATGGGTACGCTGTTCATTAAGCGCTATTGCCAATGCTTGTTTCTTTGGTTTTCCCGCAGCCACCTCAGTTTTGTAATTTTTGCCCACCGATTGTGCGCTACCGCTTTTGTCCATTGGCATGATAATTCCTTACTTGAGGTATTTGAGTTTGTAGCAGGTGGAATCAATTAATTGCTGTATTTCGGCAACAATATTGATTAATTCTTGTTTTTGTGGCAAATCTGCATTAGCTTCGCCAACAAAATTCTTTAATGATTCCATGTATTTAAGTGCATCTTTAGGCTGATGATAGACGCTTGGGAATTCTTTAACCTGTTCATAACAGCCCATATAAGCTTCTACATAGCTATCTACTAATTCAACTATCTCATCGTAGTATTTGCCCAAAGCCTTGTGCTGGGAATAAGAGTTGGTTGACCAATGGAAAAAGTGCGTGTTCGTTGCGCTATGCAACAAAGTAGCAGCAAACATAGCAACATTTTGGGTTTCAGTCATAAATCACTCCATTTTCAATGATTTTAAAACATCTACGGCTTCTTTGCTTGAATTTACCCTGTATAAATGACCACCTTTCCAAGCAGCTATAAACTTTATTTGTTCAGGTGTAAAGACTTTATGTGCGCCATCTTTGACTTCAATTAAAATAGTATGTCCTTCATAAGCTACAAGTAAATCTGGTATTCCTTTGCCGACCATGTGCAATAAGTAGACATCTGCACCATAATCTCGTAGCGTTTTAACAACATCCTTTTGATTTTTATCAACTTTTTTGATATATGCCATAGTTTTGAGTTAGTATTCAGTAACTTATTGATTATAGGGGAACAAATTGAAAATCCTGTTGCTTGATATAGAAACTTCACCTAATGTAGCGCATGTGTGGGGAATCTGGCAGCAAAATGTAGGGCTTTCTCAACTTCTAGAGTCATCATACACAATGTGCTATTCAGCCAAATGGCTTGGCGAAAAAGACATTTACTTTGACTCCGTACACCAAAGTACCGCTAAATCAATGCTAAATGGCATCCACACTCTTTTAGATGATGCCGATGCAGTATGCCATTACAACGGCACAAAGTTTGATATGCCCACTTTAAACAAAGAATTCTTGCTACATAAAATGACGCCACCCCCACCAATGAAACAAATAGATTTACTTAGGGTGGTTAAAAGTCAATTTCGTTTTCCTAGTAATAAATTAGATTATGTGGCACAACGCTTGGGTCTTGGCAAAAAGAAAGACCATGAAGGCCATACGCTGTGGATTAAATGTATGGCTAATGATAAAAAAGCCTGGGCAACCATGAAGGAATACAATATTCAAGATGTGTTACTGCTTGAAAAATTATATAACCGCTTAAAACCTTGGATTAAATCACCATTAAATCATGCTTTGATGAAAGACAGGGATGGTTTTGTGTGCCCTACTTGTGCAAAGCCAAATTTACAAAGCAAGGGATTTAGATACACTACTACTGGGGCTTATCAACGCTATCAATGTAAAGCCTGCGGTGCTTATTCAACTGACACTAGAACTGTAATACCCCACGCAAAACTTAAACATTTAGCATGAAACTAACTGCCCCTATCCTGCGAAATTTATATTCTGCAATTTATTGCATGAAGCCGTTTGATAGGTGGGCCATGCCTTTGCCTGAACAAATTTGTTTTATCGTAGACCAAGACAAGCACGCAATGGGCACTTATTTATATGATGACGGAGGAAAGTATGAACATACCATTACTATTTCATCTGCTAAGTGCGGTCATCTAGATACGGTGATTCGTGTTTTATGCCACGAATGTATACACATGAGCCGTCACAAAACAAACAAGTGGACGCACCATGATAAGGAGTTTCGTAATAGAGCCTTCCGTATCTCGTCTGAGTTGGGGTTTGACCCTCTAGAATTGTAGCTTCAACTGCCAATCGGTCTGCCGTAGTGAATGTCGTCATCGCTAAATATCCTCTCCAAGTTTTTTACTTTGTCGTTCCAGCAACTCCTCACAGGATATTCCCCATTTTTTTTCAAAACCTTTGACACCCATTCGGTGAATACTATCGTTTCCGTTCCGATGATGCTGAGGGCATAATGCAAGCACAGGGGATGCAGACCGAACATTTCCATATCTGCGTACATGATGGAGTTCTGCCTGGCTGCCTTCAATCCCAAGGATTTCGGAGCATAAAATACATCCGAGGTTTGCAATCTTATTGAGTGCGTTCTTTTCATTTTTTGTAGCCATCAGCTAGTTCATACCATTGTTGATAAAACTTTTTAAACATATCCGTACCAATGCCTAACTGAATACATGGGCCATCAGGCTGAACTCTAAAGAATTTTTCTATTTGCATTTCATTGTCAGTTTTACCATAAATAATAACAACAATAAAACCTTCTTTTGCTGCTAAAGATTGCAACAGCCTTTGCTGACCATAACTTACTTTTTCGCCTTCATATTCTTCATCTTTCGGGCGTTTCCATTCCATAATCAAAAACTGCCCGTTTCTTTCGCATATACCATCTATGTCGCTTGGGGAAAACTTTTCATTACCTGGTATTAAACCTAATAGTTCACCGTAGTCTACAACCCTAGTAAATAGATTACGCATTAGCTTAACCAAGTTTTTCTCACCTGGTCATAAGTAGCAAACTCTAACTTGATAGTTTCTTCTGCTAAATCATGGGCTATTTTGGTAGCTTTTTCGTATTGGTTTTTAAGAGTAGCGTTGTGATAGCACTTCAACAATTTTTGTATACGCAGGTAATTTTCAGAATAATCGTTTGTGGGTGTTGGTTTAAACCCAACATCTTCATAACCAGGATGATAAGGTGCTTCTTCTACTAATTTATTAGTCATAAAATTTCCAATGTGCATTTGTCGCCAGAAGATTTGCGTTCAACAGTTACTTCGCATAAACCATCAACACTTTTTAAAAAATTAGCTATGTAAAGGCATAAGTTTTCCATGGTTGGTATGCCAAGTTCTTCTATATTGTCCAAAAATTTATGGTCTAACTGTGATTTAAGGGGTTCTATGGCCCATTTAAAATGTCCAAAATCTTTTACCATACCGTTTTCATCGGGTTCGCCCATAACTGAAATGCTTGCATGGTAAGTATGCCCGTGTATATTTTCTGATTTCATTTTGGCAGAAACATCAACATACCTTCCTTTTAATGTATGAGCTGCTTCAAATATAAATGTTTGTGTAAGTTTCAAAATAACCCCTGTTGTTCTATTTGCATAAAATTCCATGTAATTGGTGCGTTGTGGGATTCTATTCTAGCCCTCATCACTTGCGCCCTAGCTTCTTTAGTTGGTGGTGGATAATTACCATTTTTCCAATTCTTATCAATGCCTACATTTCTAGCTATGTTTGTGCTATCTGTAGAAGAAAATGGAAGTTTAGTAAATATTGCTGGGTCTAGCATTCTTAG